ATTTTAGTTGGTAATTTTGATGAATTCAAAACATATTTTGGTCCATCATCTCCAGAAAAAGACGGAGTTGGTAACCCTAAATATGAATTACCTTATGTCGCAAAGTCTTATTTACAAGAGTCTAATCAATTATTCGTTACAAGAATATTAGGATTAACAGGATACAAACCAAATAAAACATTCGCAATCAAATCTATTGGTGGTGTTAAAGTCGACTTAACAGACTACACATTAGGATATGAAATTTCAGCTATTACAATTAGTAATTCTTCTATAACCACAGCAGACGTTACACCAGGTGCAAGTGATGATTTAGATGATATATTAGCACATCTTTCGGGTGTCACTTCAGTAGATGGTACAGATATGGTAACATATTTGAAAGAAAATTATGGTGGATATACAGGTTCTACTACTGGTTCTACGAATGAATATTTTTGGATTGGTAAAAATACTGAGGGCACATCGTTAAGTGCAATAACAGGTAACGGAACTGAATTGGTTTCTTCATTAACTGGAAAATATTATTCAGAAAATACAAATGGTAAAGAGTGGTATAACTCTTGTTACTACTTAGCAACTCCTGGTGACGAAACAACTGTCGATGGGGTGTACTCATATTTATTCCAATTTATTAATTCAACTAATAAGTGGGAGATTACACAAATAATTTGGGACGCTGAACATAACTACGAACAACATGGTGTAGTTTTAGCAGCTTTAAGATCAAGAGGTCGTTATAGTGGACAAACATTATCATTAGAAGTTACAACTTCTGGTGACGTTTCAATGACAGAAGTTGATAATATGACTACTAACCCACTTGGTGAGTTTGTAATTAATGTAACGGGTGACACTGGAGGTTCTAAAGAATTTACTGTGACATTCGATACTACTTCAAGTAAGTATATATCTAAAGTTTTAGGTACAGAAGTATTTGATAAAGATTATTCAGATTTCCCATTATACGTTCATGAAGTATATTCAAGTTTATTAAAAGAAGCTTATCAAAGAGGTATAATTAGAGGTGTTGAAATGGATTTTGATGTAACCAATGAAGGTGATAATTTCATCGGTCAGTGGGATACAACAATTTCACCAATGGTAGTTTCAGAATATCGTGGTGGTAATGTATCAGATTTATTCCAAGTAATTACAATTTCTGATGGTGAATCCGCAAACTACCAAGTAAAAGTAACAGTTCAGAATATTGATTTAGAAACTGGTGATTTTGATTTATTAGTACGTGATTTTAACGATACAGATGATGCACAGGTTGTTCTTGAAAAGTTTTCAAGATGTTCTATGAATCCTGATTTAGCGGGATATGTGGCTAAGAAAGTTGGTACATCTGACGGTGAATATGAATTACGTTCTAAATATATTATGTTAACTATGGTTGAAAACCACCCTGTGGACGCAGTTCCAGCTGGTTTCAAAGGTTTTGGATGTAATAGAGTAACTTCTTTAACAGGAACAACATATGGTAGTGTAATGTATAAAACTGAATACTACGATGCTGGTGACGTAATTAAATACGATTCTGACGGAACCGAAATAGTTGAAGCGGGAGATAAGGTTAGAAAGGTTATGTTGGGTATTTCATCACAAGTTGGTTTTGATAAGGATTTATTAAAATACAAAGGAACTAACGGTGTTGACGAAACATATGGTTTCCACTTATCAGTGAATGCATCAAATATAACAGGTGCAACTCCAACTGGTAAAATGTTTATGACAACTCCTTATGATTTAGAAGGTCAGACAGGAAATGATAACAAGTTAACTTCATTGAATTATCGTAAGTTCACATTCTTAGTTTATGGTGGTCACGATGGATGGGACATTTATAGACAAACCAGAACTTATGGTGATGGTTTCATATTTGGTAAAAGTACATATACTAGTGGTAACACATTAAATGGAGGTGTTTTCAGTACAACTACTGGAAATTCAGACTATTATGCATACTTACAAGGTATTGAAACATTTGGTAATCCTGAGGCTATTGATATTAATGTGTTTGCAACACCTGGTATTGATTTCTACAATCACAGTTCATTAGTTAATCAAGCGATTGATATGGTTGAAAATGACAGAGCTGACTCACTTTATATTATGAATTCTCCTAATATAACAGGAACAACTGCAGCTGAACAGGTTGTGGGTTTGTTAGATGATGCAAATATTGACTCTAACTATTCAGCAACTTATTGGCCTTGGATTCAAGTGAGAGATACAGATAATGCAACTCAACTTTATATCCCACCAACAGGTGAAGTATTGAAGAATATTGCATTGACAGACAATGTTTCATATCCTTGGTTCGCGGTTGCGGGTTATACAAGAGGTTTAGTAAATTCAATCAAAGCTTCTAAGAAATTAACTTTAGATGAAAGAGACGAATTATATAAAAATAGAATTAACCCAATTGCAACATTCTCAGATACAGGTACTATAATTTGGGGTAACAAAACTCTTCAAGTAAGAGAGTCGGCTTTAGATAGAATCAACGTAAGAAGATTGTTACTGAGAGCTAGAAAGTTAATTTCAGCTGTTTCTGTAAGATTGTTATTCGAACAAAATGATGAAATCGTTAGAAATGATTTCTTAAGATTGGTAAATCCAATTCTTGAATCAATTAAAAAGGAAAGAGGTTTATATGAGTTCCGTGTAACTGTATCAAATGACCCTGAGGACATCGATGCAAACACATTAAGAGGTAAGATTTACATCAAACCAACTCGTTCTCTTGAATTTATCGATGTAGAGTTCATCATTACACCAACAGGTGCATCTTTTGAAAATATCTAATCTAAAAGGAGATATAAAAATAAAAAAGGAGGTTGAAAGACCTCCTTTTTTTATGTAGAACGTTCCACGTGGAACATCATAATATAATAAAAATAGAATTATACTATATCCAGAATACTAGAAACTAGTTATACTGGTATTTATTAATAATATTATAAAGAATTTTAAACTGGAACTAGTAATACTGGGACTTGTAAAAAACTAAGAAAAAATATTGAGAAAATCAAGCTTTTTATATAATTAAACCAAAAATAAATTATTTTTCTTTTTGATATATTTATAAGAAAGTAAATAACTAAAAAAACTTAACAAATACAACATGGCGGATTTATTAATGAAAATGCCGGTTCCATACGAACCAAAAAGAGTCAACCGATTTATCGTTAGATTCCCATCATCTTTAGGTATCAACGAGTGGTATGTGACATCGTCATCAAGACCAAGTGCAAAAATTAATTCAGTAGCAATACCTTTTCTTAATACGAAAACTTATGTTGCTGGTCAATTTGAGTGGAATGAAATTAAAGTAAACTTCAGAGACCCAATCGGTCCTTCGGCAGCTCAAGCATTAATGGAATGGTTCCGTTTACATGCTGAATCTGTAACCGGTCGTATGGGATATGCTGCTGGTTATAAGAAAGATGTTGAGTTAGAGTTATTAGACCCAACAGGAGTTGTAGTTGAGAAATGGTTATTAGAAGGTTGTTTCTTAACTGATTTGAACTTCGGAGATTTAGATTACAACAGAGATGACCTAGCTAACATAGCTTGTTCGTTGAGAATGGATAGATGTATTTTAATTTACTAATATTATACAATTTTCATATACAAAACCGGTAGTCCAAAAGATTATCGGTTTTTTGTTTTATTAAACTTTACTTTCCACTAGTTATTAATTAAATTGTAATATGGAACAAAATAGAATAGACCCAACAATATCATATGATGTAATTGAATTACCTAGTAGAGGTATTCATTATGAAAATAAAAAGAAAAATGTTAGAGTTGCTTATTTAACTGCAGTAGATGAGAATATATTATCATCACCAAATTTGATTGCAACACAACAAGTTGTAAATGAATTATTAAAAAGAAAAGTTTTAGATAAAGATTTATCAATAGACGATTTAGTTGAAGAAGATAAACAAGCGATATTGATTTTCTTAAGAAACACCGCGTTTGGTTCTGAATATAATTTAACATTAACTGACCCAAAAACAGAAAAAGAGTTTAGTGCTGTGGTAGATTTAGCAACACTAAAAACAAAAGATTTTAAATTAGAATCTGATGAAAATGATGAATACAAATATTACATGGAAAAATCTAAAGTAAATGTAACTTTTAAATTTTTATCAAAAAAACAAGAAGACGAAATAGACCAAATAAGAGATAGTTGGAATGGTAATGGTATTGCACCTATTATAACCAAACAACTTGAATTCATGATAAAATCAGTTAGTGGTAATAGAGAACCAATGCAAATAAGGGCATTTATTGAAAAAATGCCAATTAAAGATTCTCAAGATTTTAGAAAATTTGTAAACGAAAATAAACCGGGTTTAGATTTAACCCAAAATATAACCACCCCATCAGGAGATATAATCCAAGCAAATATTGGATTTGGGGTTGAATTTTTTCGCCCTTTCTACGGAATATAAAAAAGGACAATACGACGAAATTTTATATCTAATTAAAAAAGGTTTCTCTTATAGAGATATCCTTGATATGCCGATATTTGAACGAAGGTATTTTATCAATTACCTAATTGAAGTTGAAAATAGATAATTAAATATTTATTGATATGCCAGTTAAGAGTAAACAATACTATTTCGATAATTTCACTAATGGTACGGATGCGTCTAATGCTTATGAGATGGACGGTGGAACTAAAGGAGATACAACATACAATGAATTAAAAAATTCATCAAAAAGTAAATTTACATTAAATGCAAGTAGAAGTAAATCACCAACAAATACACCAACAACGAGTAAAGAGGGATTATCTACATTATCCGCGTTATCAGAATCTAAACAAGAATTTGGAAAGATATCAGATTTAGAAACCGTAAAATTAGAAGATTACAGAAATAGAGAAAAAAATGACACTACATTTTTAAAAGAGGTATTAAGAGATATTAATGGTCAATTAGCCATAGAAACACAACTTAGAACTGATATCAATGAAAAAATTGGTATAAGTGGAGAACTTTCAAAAGGATTGAGAAGTGAATTATTAGATTCACAACCGGCAGCAATTGAATTTGGGTATGGTATTGGAGATATAACTAACATGATTACTTCCATGATGGAAAAATCAGGTAGGTTTAATCTTATTTCAAGAGAGACTATTGATAAATCATTTGCAACTGCAAGAGCGTTTGTTGGGAACTACGAAGAAATGGGTGCGTTGTTTAATGAATTTGAAAGAGTAGGTATAGGTGCGAGAGGTGCAATGGAAGCGATAGACAAAGCAGGAAAAGACTCATTAAGTTTAGGTTTAAGAGCAAAAACCACAGTTTCGGATATAAGAGCTAACATTGAAAAATTAAACGAATACGGTTTTAAAAATGGTATACAAGGGTTATCTGAAATGTCAAGAAAAGCAACAGAGTTCAGATTCAACATGCAAAAAGTTTTTGATATTGCAGAAAAAGTTATGGATCCTGATGCTGCATTATCATTAACTGCTAACTTACAAGTATTAGGTGGGGCAATAGGAGATTTTAACGACCCATTGAAATTGATGAATATGGCAACAAATAATGTTGAGGGTTTGTCTGATGCGTTAATTGGTGCTGCAGGTAGTTTAGCAACATATAACTCCGAACAAGGAAAATTTGAAGTAAACAATGTAAATCTAAGAAG